CGCAGCCGTGCAACTGGACCGCATTCAACGGCTGGACGCAGGCACCGCCACCGACCGCGTGGAGGTGGTGGAAGGCATCACCGATGCCACCCTGAACGCCGTCGCGCAATCGCTTGTCGCACCCGCCAAGCCCGCCCCCAAGCCGTGCCGAAGCCCAAAGCGCAAGCGCAAGCCCTGACCCGCCAGCAGGCGGTCGAAGCCGCCCGCGAGAACCCGGCGGCGTTCGTGGCCCTGTGCATCGGGAAGCCCGTAAGCGCGCTCCAGCGCGAAATGCTGCACCACGCGCTTGTCCACCTTGACTGGTACGCCGAAATCCCACGCGGCCACGCCAAGACCAGCACCTACGCCTATCTCGTCGCATGGTGGCTAGGGGTCCGACCCGATGCCCGGTTCAAGATCGTTTCACAGAACGATGAAACCGCATCGGCTACCAGTCGGTTTATCCGCGACATCATCCGCAGCCGACCGTACCAAGCCGTGTTCCCCAACGTCACCCTGAAGCCGGGTGAGGACACCGTGACGGCATGGAGCATCGTTTCGCCGGGACTAGGGCCGCGTCGTGACCCCTCCGTGCAGGCTTCCGGCGTGTTCGGGCGAACGGGCGGACGCGCCGACGTAATTTGGTTCGATGACCTGTGCGACCTGCGGAACTCCGTGTTGCAGCCCGCCCTGCGCGAGCAGGTGAAGGAAGCCGTATCGAACGTGTGGCTCCCGATGCTGGACCCGTCCGGGCCGCACCCCAGCCGGGTATGGCGCAGCGCAACCCCCTTCCATGTCGATGACCTGACCGCCGACTGGCGCAAGGAATGCGAAGGCAACGGCACCCTGCTTCGCCGCCCGTGCATGGGACTGCAAAGCCCGTGGCCGGAAGTATTTACGCCTGACCTACTCGCCAAGCGTCGCAGCGCGATGGGGCCGATGGGCTACGCCCGCGCTTACGAACTGGTCCCCCTGTCCAGCGACCTGTTGGTGTTCCGCCCTGAATGGGTGCGGTACTACGACCCGGCAAAGATTCCTGCCGTGACCCGGACCATCGCAGCGATTGACTGGGGCTATGGAAAGAAGGCGCAGGAACGGGATGACCCCGACTACAGCGTGTGCATCGTGGGGGAAGTGGACTTCCACCGCAACCTGTACCTGACCGACATTCTGCGCGTCCGCGAGGCGTTCCCGGTGTTCGCAAAGCAGGCCGCGTCCCTGCTCTCCCGCCGGGGAGCGTCCGTGGTACTGGCCGAAGCCAACGGGCCGCAGAAGGGCATCTTCGACTCCTTCCGCGACATGACCACGCAGCCCATGCTGGCCGTGGAGCGGTCCAGCGACAAGCACCTACGCGCAGCGGGGGCGCAGCCGTTCGTTGAGCAGGGCAAATTGCTGTTCCCGCAATCGGGCGACGGCAGGGTGCTACCCGCCTTCCAACCCGTCATGGACGAAATGATGGCGTTCCCGGCAGGCTCACACGATGACACCGTGGACGCGGTGGTAGACCTGTGCGGGGAAGCCGTGCGGGGTTCTCTCACGCCAACTGAACGCAACGCGGGGCGGATTGAACGCCCGGACGCAATCGGGCAACTGTTCGGTGCGCGTGCCCCCAAGCGTCCGTTCTTTGCGTGAAGCATTGCATGGGCAATGCAGGCGGATACCATCTCCGCATGGCCGACATCGACCTGACCCCCACGGAGGAGATGGCATCGAATGCCGCCCGTGGGCTGGAACTGCGCGAGAAGCACGGACGCGGCGGAACCGCCGTGGGCGTTGCCCGCGCACGCGACATCAAGAACCGGAAGAACCTGTCCCCCGACACCGTTCGGCGGATGCACTCGTTCTTTTCGCGTCACGCTGGGAATGAAGCCGGGGGTGAGGACGATGCGGGGTATATCTCGTTCCTGTTGTGGGGCGGGGCCGCAGGACGATCATGGGCAAAGCGCAAGAGCGCACAACTTGACAAGGACGAAAACGCAATGAGCGACACGCGCAAGGAAATCATGGAACGGCTTGGCATGGCGGCGCACCCCGGCGCGAAGGCGAAGATGGGCGGCATGAGAGGGATTGGTGATTGGGCGGTTTCGTTCACAAACATTATTGTTGAAAGACTGCCCGAACTCCGTAAGTTGGCTCGGGATCTAAAAGCAAGCATCAAGGTTTCGTCGCCATCTCCAAATGGCTATGTGTCTGGGACGATCACAAGAAAGTACGGATCATCGGAAGCACCCGATTTGATGGCAAGCGGCAAAGTCAAGTCAATGATTCAGTCGCTTGGCGGACAGTTAGATTCTCGTCTTGCAGGCTTCTCCCGCCCCGGCGCGAAGGCGAAGTTTTCTATGCAGTTTGAAGTCGGCAAGACTTACGAACACAGTTTCGCTAATGATTCGGATTCCCGCGTGATATGGAAAGTTATGGCGAGATCGGGCGCGATGCTGACCATCAAGCAAGTCGCATCGGGTTATCGCGTCAAGACCAACGATCCTTCAGATTACCGACATGGTGTATCTGCCGTGAATGGCGAAACCAAGCGCGTGAAGATTCACAGCGACGAGCGCGGCGAATATGCGTACCCGTTTGGGCGATACAGCATGGCCCCAAGCATCCGCGCTACCGATGTTGCACGGGGCTTTTCCCGCCCCGGCGCGAAGGCGAAGATGGCATACGCACCATCGGAATCCGATATGAAGAAGTGGATGAAGGGATGGACACTCCGACTGCCGATGGTTCCCGATGCTGGTATTCGGCACTTCAATTCGTTTGAGGAAGCCAAGCGGTATGGCGATGCCAAGTGCGGTGGATTCAGTTGCGAGATTTCGTACGATGGTCGGCGGGTTGCCAGCAAAGGCGCATTGAGTCCGGAAGGATCATGGACCAAGCACTCCCGCAAGGGTACGAAAACTGGGATGCGTCGAATGACGCAACAGGAAACTTCTCATCTAAAGGCTTGGATTGGGAAAAACTTTCGCACAACGGAAGAAATGATGGATGCGATGACCAAGATGGAAAAGGTGTTTGAGGAGGACAGCGAGCATTGGGAATCGCGTAGTTGGCCCGAAGTCGCAAAAGCCGCAGGCGTGTGGTCCCGCCCCGGCGCGAAGGCGAAGATGGCGAAGCCGCAGTTCCGCGTTCGCAAGTTGCATGGCGGATACCTTGCCGTGGACATGAATCAAGGTAGCGGGTGGGAACGGTACGACACCACGCACGAAGAAGTGTTTGACGGGCTTGAAGATTACGAACGGGGCTATCAGAAGGCGTACGACCGTGGGCTACGGTGGAGTGGCGGATCGTGGCGCATTCCTAGCACGAAGGCCTCCCGCCCCGGCGCGAAGGCTCGTCACGCGCTTACCGATGCGTGCTGGAAGGGCTACGAAGCCGTTGGGACCAAGCAGAAGGACGGCAAGACCGTCCCGAATTGCGTGCCGAAAAACAAGAACGCCATCCGCGAAGGCGAGAAGGTGAGCGCGTCCGACGATGCCGTGTCGCGTAAAATCCGCAAGTTGATGGACGAAGGCAAGCCGCAGAAGCAGGCTGTTGCCATCGCGCTTGACCTTGAACGTAGGGGCGAACTGTGAGCAAGAAGCGCGGTCAAAACCTCAACCCGTTGATGAACGGGCTGACACCGGACGAGCGGCCCCGTAAGCCACTCCCGGCCCCGGTTGACCGCGCACCGTCTGCACCCCTTGCTACTCCGGTCGAAGTCCAGCGGTCATTCTTCACGACCGCCGACAAACTGCTCCGCAACAGCAGTTTGGCGTATCGCCTGAACCCGCAGTATCAGATGATGATGCGGGCGGATGCGGACATCGAAGGTGTCCTGCGGTCCCTGCAAGTCACGCTGGCTTCCCTTGAATGGGCGGTCATGGCCGACGATGACGAGAACCCCCGGCTGGTCGCGCTGGCCGAACGCATCGGGAAGATTTACGCAGCCATCCCCCGTCGTTCCGATTTCGTGCGGGCTATGCACGAAGCGGTGTGGTACGGCAACAGCGCAGCCAACGTGGTGTACGGGCGGCACGCGAACTTTGGCGTGTGCGTGAAGGAGTGGTATCCGTTCCACCCCGACACCCTCGCCTACGACCAGCGCGGCAATCTTGCCATGCGCGTCGGCTCGGACTACGGTGCGCACGGCCCGAACGAGCAGAACATCGGCTTCGATAGCCGCGTGCATATCTTCACGGAGGAGGAGCGAAAGTCGGTCATCCTGCACCGGGTGTTCGTGGCCGCGCCTGACTTCAACGACCCCAACAGCACCGAAAGCATCTACCGGGGCGTAGGTGCGCGTGATGTCTGTTGGTTTATGTGGTTGGCGAAGCAGGAGATCCTTCAGGACGCGATCACCTACGCGGAGCGGTACGCGATGGGCATTCGGGTGGGGTACTACCCGCTTGGGCAGGACGCTGGCCGCGCCATGATGGAGAACGTCCTAGCCAACCTGACCAACGACAACTCCGTGCTGCTCCCGCAGTCGGGCACGGAGAAGGTGTACGACATCGACATCAAGGAGCCGAACGCGGGCCGCGCCACGGTGTTCCTTGACCTAGTGAACTGGTTTAGCAGCAAGATCAAGGAAGCGATCCTCGGGCAGTCGCTTTCCAGCGAGGCAGGCAGCACGGGGCTTGGTTCAGGGGTGGCAAGTCTGCACGCCGATACCCTGTCCCGCATCATCCGCTACCACGCGGACGCGCTGGCCGACAGCCTCACGAACGACTTTGTGCGGGTGGTGGCGCGGATGCTGGGGGCGACGGAGGAGGAATCCACCGCCCTGCGCTTCCAGTTTGCCCCGGAGCGACCCGACCCGAAGGAGCGGTTGGAAGCCATCGAGAAGTTTGTGCAGATGGGTGGCCGGGTGTCCGAACGCGAGGTGCGCGACCTGCTTGGGCTGTCGCAGCCACAGGAGGACGAACCCATCCTCGGCTCCTCGCAGGCAGGCAGCAACCCGCTGGATGCCATCCTCGGGAAGAACGGGACCGCCGCGCCGGAAGGCACGGAACCCGCCCCGGATGCCCCTGTGACGTTCACGATGAAGCGGTGGGTGTAACCCGTGGCGAAGCGCGCCGCGCCTATCGCGGACCTGCTCCGCGCCGTCTATGCGGACGGGGCGCAGGCGTACCGCCGTGCCATCGCAGCGCAGGTGGAGGACCGCGACCCGACCGCCGAATGGGACGCATGGGAAGCCGATACCGCCGCCCTGCTGCTTGCGTCGTGGGCGTTGGGAGCGCATTACAGTCTGCACGCCGCTGGGGTGGACATCCCCAAGCCGACCGCCCCCGCCCGGTTCGACCGTGAGGTGCCGGATATCGGGGTGCGCTTCAAGGCAGGCCCAGCGCGAGAAGTCATCCGCAGATTTGCCGACCTGCTCCCGATCACCCGTGCGAAGTGGGATGCGCTGATCGACAACGCCTTCCAAGCCGCCGGGGAGTTGCGGAAGGACGAAGCCAATACCGCCCTGACCAAGATGCTGGACCGCAGCCCCGACTTGGCGCGGCTGGTGCTTCCGGCGATGCTTGGGACCAAGCCCCCGCCCGTGCCGGGGCAGCAGCCCGCGACCCTGCCCGAAGGCGTGCAGGTGCGCCGGACCCCCGGCGTGCAGGCGATTGCCCGTGGCGCGTTCTTCGTCACAGGCATGACGGCGAAGCAGGCTACGGAAGTCAAGTCCCTGCTGGCAAAGGTGATACGTGGAGATGTCACCCGGTCGGTGGCCGGGAAGCGGCTTGAACGGCTAGGGGTAGGCGACTTCGTGGAGCAGGCTACGTTGACCACGGGGACCGACCTGACGGCGGCACGGCTGGAAACGGTCTACCGGACCAATCTGAACCGGGCATCCTCGCAGGGGCAGTTGGACATCGTGCGCGACGAGAAGGTGCAGGCGTTCGTCCCGGTCATGCAGTTCAGCGCGACGAAGGACAACCGGACCCGCGACACGCACCGGGCGATGGACGGCTACGTGGCGACCGTTGAGCAAATTGACGCGCAGGGGATCAACACCCCCGGCGGCTTCAACTGCCGCTGCGGATGGAAGCCGATCCCGGTTGCCGTGGCGATGGCGAAGGGCTGGGTGGACGATGACGGCCAACCCGACTACGCGGCCATCAAGCGGCACAACGGGCGACGGCAGGCATTGATCGACACAGGCAAGTTCCCCGACGCAGGTTTCGTATCGGGTTGACACAAGGGATTGTGTACGCATTGCAGGACGCTACGATGGATAGCGTTCCGGAAACGAAAGGCATCGACATGGCAGACGCAAGCATCATCACCTATCAGCGACCGTACACCAACGTGAGCGTGGCAAGCGTGGGTTCGTCCTACGCGAGCATCGCCACCCTGTCGGCCACCAAGCCTTCAAGCGGCGTGGTGCATGACCAGCAGTTGAACGGAAGTTCGCCTTCGCTGCTTCGGATCATGCCCTATGCGAGCAGCACCAGCATCGGTTCGGCTACGGGCGTGCGCGTGGTCGGATACACGGGCGAAGTCAACAGCGCGGACGGCCTGACGTACTGGCTCCCGACCGTGCTTGCGGATTTCAACCTGACGTTTACCAGCGGCACGGTCCCGACCTACAGCCTTGATAGCGCAACGCAGCGACCGTTCGCGGTCATTGCACAGGTTGCTGGCACCCCGGCGGCGAACCTGTATAGCCCCGGCACGGCAGCGGCGAGTAATGTCGAAGTGGCTTCCGCAATGGTGGACATTGCAGGGCACCAGTTGGTGCAGGTGCAGTTCAAGGCCGCAAGCGGCACGCCGACGATGGGCGTGTTCGTGACTACGCTCTAATGCGCCGCAGCACCCGCTACAACCGTCCCGGCCTGTCGGGTTCATCCCGATCCGCGATGCTGTTGGGTGCGGACGGCGACGGCTCCACGCTTACGTTGGACTTCACTACGGGATCGCTCGATTCGCGCCTTCAGTTTGATCGGTTGAGTCCTGCGTATTTCATCAACAGCAGCGGAATCTTGACTTCTGTCGGAAATAACGTAGCGCGGTTCGACCACGATCCGGGCACGTTCGCGGTACGGGGGCTGCTGATTGAAGGTGCAGCGTCTACGCTCAACTCGCGGAGCGAGGACTTTGCCAACGGATACTGGGCGAAGGTTGATTCCACTATTGATACCACGACATCGGTCGCAGGACCGGACAACGTGGCGGCGACTACGCGCAGGATTGTCGAGTCGGCTACAACGGCGCAGCACGGGATTCGGCGCGGCATCACAACGACAGCCGGAACGACATACACCTTTTCTGTATTCGTCAAGCCGGGATCGTATAACTCGTTCGGGGTTGAGGTGTATTGGTCCGCCGCGTACAACGCAAAGGCAGAAGTCACCAGTATCAGCGGCAACACCGCGACGGTGACATCTGCGAGCGGCGTGAACGCAACGTTGGCGCGGACCGTGTTGAGTGCAACGGGCTGGTATCGCTACGCGCTGACGTTTACGCACCCCGCAGCGGTTGGATCGGCTACGCCCGACTTCAACGTGTTCATAAAGCAGATCAATCCATACGCTGGAAACGGCACGAACTTTATGGATGTGTACGGGGTCATGCTGGAAGCGGGATCGGCAGCATCGTCGTATATTCAAACTATTTCCAGCACAGTTACAAGGGTGGCCGACTTCTGTCGGATGACCGGGACGAACTTCTCGTCGTGGTATCAGGGCGGGACGCAAGGCACGTTCTACGCGGATTGGTTCGGCGGGGTGCGAACGGGCGCAAGCGGAAGCACCAACCGCACCGTGCTGTCCACGGATGACGTATCCACCAAGCACCTTCACTTCCTGCAAACCGCCGCCGCAGGCAACCTGCGCGTAACTGACTTCGGTGGCGCGAACAACGTCACGACGGCCAACACGCTCACAAGCGGCGCGAGGACGAAGGGCGCGTTTGGGTACAACGGCAGCAGCGCGAGCGTCTGCCTGAACGGTGGCACGGTTGCCACAGGCTCCTCGCTCGCGTTCTCGGTGATCCCGACATGGCTTGTCATTGGCGCGACCAGCACAAACGGTACAAGCCTGACCGACGCGAACGTGGTCCTGAACAACTCCATCCGGCAGATCAAGTACTGGCCGACACGACTGCCTGACTCCACGATCCAAAACCTTACCCTATGACCGATTTCATGCTCCGAACTGATACGGAAGCGCAAATGGAAGATGCGCTGGAAGCAGCAGGAATCCTCATTGAGCAAGAGGTGTCCATTGGGGAACTTGCGCTTGTTCCTGTTGCAAATTGCGCGGTGGATTACATCGGACCCATCCCGCCCGCGATTGACGAGGACGGCAAAAGCACCTACCCCGGCGATCCGCGCTTCCACGCCAACATCCGGGTGACCTTTGAACTGACGGATGAGCAGGTGGAGTGGCTTCCGACGTTCACCCCGGAACCAAGCATTCCCTACCGCGTATTTGCCTAACCCATTGACTTGCAATAACTCCTGCGAGATACTTCGGCAATGAACACCCCTTCCCACCGCGTAACGGACAACGGCAAGACCGTGACCATTCACGGGCTGGAAGTGTTTTGCGCCTACGATCCTGCGCTGGACGGCGAATCGGACCCCGAACTGACGAAGTTCGATAACGAGCGCGTGCAGGATATCGTGGAAAGCACCCGGCGATACATGGAACGCGGGTCGCTTCCCCGGCTGGTGGTCATGCACGAAAAGGACGGGAACGAACCCAAGTCCAGCGTGGGCCGCTTTACCAACATCGGGTACGAGGAGCGCGACGGGGTGGGCTTCATCGTGGGCGACTGCGAGGTGGAGAAGCCCGTATTCGACAAGTTGCTAGCGACCAATGCTTTCCCGCGCCGTAGCGCGGAGATTTGGTCGGAGCAGAATCACCTGTCGGAAGTGGCGTTGCTGGGGCGTGAAACCCCCCGCCGTCCCCTTCCCGACACGCACTTCACCCGCAAGGGTGAACTGGTCCGGTTCGCACGTTCGCTGCGCTTCGACATGGGGACGGTCGGAGGCGGGCTATCCACTTACGTTCCCGGTACGAAGGACAACAACATGGCTGACGATGACATCCGGAAGGAAGTCGCCGCGCTGAAGTGTGACATGGACGAGATGAAGTCCATGATGAAGAAGCACTTTGGCGAAGGCAAGGAGGAGAAGGAGGAGATGGCGGCGGAAGATATGCTCACGGAGCAGTTCGCGGAGGAATCCGGCGAAGGCGACGGCGTGCATATCGACATCGACTCCCACGGTGGCGAGGAGGAGGAGGAGGAGATGGAGATGGGTATGTATGCCCGTCCCGGTTCCGCCGACACCTTCGCGCTGCGCCGCGAGAACGCCAAGATGAAGCGCGAACTGGACTCGCTTAAGGCGGAAATCCGCCGTGAGAAGTTTGGCCGCGAACTGGACATCATGGAGAGCGAGGGATATCGCATCCCCGCCGCCCAGCGTCCCCGGCTTGTTGCCGAACTTCAGGCGAGCAACGACCCGGCGGGAACGCTGGAGGGTTGGCGGGAACTGTTCACCCGCGATCCCATGAACGTGCGTATCGACATGAGCCGCGCCGCCCTGCCCAGCAGCACGGACATCAACAAGAACGAAATCTCCAGCATGGTCCGCGAGTTCGCTGGCCGTCCTGAAGAGTTCGCCAAGGCAATCAACAGCCGCATCAAGCGGTAAACAGGAAAGGAACTACCAATGTCAATGGGATTCACCCCGAACTTCATCGCAAGCGGCGATATCAACCCGTTCCGCTTTGTGGAGATCAACACTTCCACGGCTTTCACGGGCCAGCAGGCCAACGCAGCATCGGACAACGTGCTTGGTGTCACGGATGGCAGCGTCAAGCGGTTTGATCTGACCGTCCACGCTGCGGCTGGCGACCCGATTACCCTCCAGCCGTCGAACACGGTGCAGGTTGAAGCGGGCGCGGCAATCAGCACCATCGGTTCGCTCCTGACTTCGGATTCGTCCGGTCGGGCAGTCGCTGGTGCGTCTACCAACATCTGTTACTACATGGCACTTGAAACCGCTGGCGGCCCGGGTGAGATCATCCGTGCATTCCGCTTCGGCACTCGCGCTGTCTAAAGCCATTACCTACAAGGAGGAATAAACAATGGCATTCTCTGTTGTCGGTGGTGGACTTTCGACGTACATCCCGTCCACCAATGATCTTGCGACGGGTGCGCTTCAGGTGGAGTTCACCCGTAGCGTCAACTCGTTCGCTCTCACCCGGTACGCGCAGTTGGTTCCCGTCACGAAGATGACGGGTTACTATCTGCGGCAGGACGTTCCGGACAATGTTCGTCTGACGAGCGACCGCGAGTTTGCTTGGCCGCTGGGCAATGACCGCCCCACGGGTAAGCAGAACTCGTTTGACTTCGTTCAGTACGCCACGCAGCGTTTCGCGTTCCCCTTCTACATCCCGCAGGAGACTGCGACGCAGGCCGCGTGGGATGTCGTGGCGCAGCACGCTCGCAGCAAGGCGCAGTTGGCGATGACCTCCCGTACGAACCGTGCGGCGGCCATCCTGACTGATACGGGCAACTGGGGCAGCAACTTCGTTGCGAACCCCACGGCTTCCCCCATCTCGGCGGCTTCGCACTGGAATGGCAGCACGATTGCGAACGCATCCATTCAGACTTCCATTCAGGCGGTCATGCGGCAGGTGAGCCTGTCGAGCGGCGGCGCGATTGCTCCGAATCAACTCATCATGGTCATTTCTCCGACCGTGGCAAATGTGATTTCGCAGTCTCCGGAAGTTCGTGAATACGTCCGCAACTACCCCGCCGCCCTTTCGTTCCTTCAGGGTTCGGATACGTTCTCGCGGTGGGGCATTCCCCCGACCCTGTTCGGGCTGGGCGATGTCGTGGTGGACGATTCGGTGAAGGTGACGAGCAAGAAGGGTGCAACCCTTTCGACTTCGTACATCTACGGCGAGTCGGCCATCTTCGTGTCGCGTCCGGGTGGACTGGTCGGCGTTGAAGGCGCATCGTCCTTCAGCACGTGCCAAATCTTCGCGTACGAGGACATGACCGTTGAGCAATTCAACGATCCGATGAACCGTCGCATTGAGGGTCGCGTGATCGACAACTCGGTGGCTGCGGTGGTGGCCCCGGTTGGTGGCTATCTGATTCAGGACGTTATCTCCTGATAAGTGAAGCAGCGGACAACGGGTGGGGGGGGCTTCGGCCCCCCCTCCCCGGCTTCTGAAAGGCGGCACGATGGCATACGCTGATTACGCCGACCTAGAGGCTGCGCTGGATCAGAACATCATCGCGCAGTTGTGTGGGGATGCGGGCACCCCGATGCCGGGGCCGAACCCGATGACCACGCACGCGCTGGACCGGGCGACGGCCATCATCCGGTCATACGTCCGGGTCGGCAACATTTACACGGACGCGGAATTGGCTGCGTTGGACGCGGCCAACGATCCGTTGCTGGTCACGATGGCGGTAGACCTTGCGACGGAGTTCCTGTTTCAGCGGCGCGGGTCGAAGTTGACCCCCGCGATTGAACAGCGCATCAAGCAGACGTATTCCATGCTGGAGGGACTGCGGGACGGCAAGATGCTGTTCGGCTCCGTGGGGGCGAATGCGGACGCGGGTACGCCCGTGGTCAAGGCGGTTGGGTCCGCTGTGACCGGGTGGTACAACCAAGTGTCCAACTCGCAATTCTTCCCGCCCCGCCGACCCACGGCCTATCCGTGAACTGGCGTAGCCGGGTGCGGCAGGCGTTGGGCGACCCGTCCGTGGCGGCGGGCATCGCGCAGATTGTCGCGTTTTACATGAAGGACCACATTGACCGTTCGGAGGGGCGAGGCGCGGGTGGGCAGGCGGTCGCCTACGCCCCGCTAAAGGCCCTGTACGGCGAGTTCTGGACGAACAAGCCCGTGAAGGGCGGTACGGTGGTCAAGACCCGGCAAACGGCTTCAGGACGCACGGAATACCTTGTGCGCGTTCCGGGCTACCGGAACGGGCAACAGCCCCTTCGGGACAGCGGACTGCTCTACGGCAGTCTGACGGCCACCGGGAAGGCAAGCGGCAGCAGCATCAAGGTAACCCTGCGCGGCCCGAAGTACGCCCTGTATCAAGACAAGGGGCTTACGACAAAGCGCACCAACTACATCCCCCTCACCCTTGCGGCCAAGCGCGGCCACGGCACGGGCAACGATCCCGGCAAGGAAGGGTTCACGGAGGGGCGCGACTACCTGCTGGCTCGGCGGGGAGTCAAGGTGCCAGCACGACCTTTCCTCCTTCCGACGCGGCAAGAGATGACCGCTGTTGGAAAGAGCATCTATCTCGGACTACGATCCATCCTCAAGAGGACTTGACC